CACCTTGAGCAGGTGAGCCAGGAACAGGTCGCCTGAACCGAATCATCCACTGCCGGGCTGAAGATATATCTGTGGGCGTTCCGTCATAGTATTTCTGATTGCCTCTCACAGTTCCAGTCGAGGAGACAATGTCGAAATTCCAGTCTGGGTCTGGCAGGTTAGCTGCGCCCGTGATAGCGGCGCCATCAGCAGAAGATGCAAAGCAGTACTCGATGCCGATGCCATCCGCACCAGGCAGCCCATCATCTCCATCTGTTCCCTTGATTCCAGGAATACCCTGATTGCCCTGACGACCTTGCGGACCCGTAATGTCCTGCCTGAATACCCACCTGCCGCCTGCACCTGAAGCATTGCCAATCTTCTTGACCGCACCCCATGCAGTAGCCCGAGTGAATACTCCATTAGTCTTTGTTATGGTTCGCTTTGACTCATACAGGTTTTCAGTTGAACTTACGCCTGGATTTGTTCTCGACCATCCGCTTGGAAGATGAGTGGCGCTGTTCCTTCCGCCAGTGGGTTTCGAAGGCGCTGTCGTGCCTCGAATGTAAATCGTGTCAACTTCTGTGGTGGTGATTGTCGAAGGCGCTGTGACCGTTATCGCTACATCATCCGTATCCGATACAAGATTGTTGGTAACCGTCTTGCGCCATGTGATGACGCGATTGGCGGCGTTAGGCGCAAGTGTGGGTGCAGTGAACTCGGGTTCGGCAACTGTTGTGGATGACAATGACCCGCCACTGCCACTGACTCTCGTCCATTTGACTGCTGTTGCGCCTGACGGATTGTTGACTGTATCCGTGCCTCCTATTGACACTTTGCCGCCTGAAGCGACAACCTGATCTGAACCTGCATTTGCAGTCACTGTCGTTGGTTTCGGTGCAACCGTCCATACAGTCGTGATGACGTTGGATGTAACCGTGACTCCTTCCCTCGTGAGCTGAAGCCGAACCTGCCATGTTCCTGCACTGGATTGAGTCTGCGAGTAGGTCGCTGATGTGCCAACATTCGCCCACGAGCCCGATGTGCCTGACCTTCTCTGCCACTGGTAAGATGATGCGCCAGTCGCTGTGCCGCCGATAGTTGCCTGATAGGATGCCTGCTGACCCGTATTGAGTGAAGTTTCCCCTGCAATGGATACAGTGAGAGTCGGAACAGGTTTGGGTGTGTCGTTGGTGACTGCAACCGCAGCGAATGAAGCCAGATCATTGCCCGCCTTATCCTGAATCGGATTGCTCGAAGGCTTGACATACTGTACTGTTACAGCGTCTCCGAACTCGGCATCTGGCGTAAACGTCAGGGTGATCGTCTTTCCAGAGATCGCAACTTTCGATACAGAGCCACTCGCACCCGCAACCCGAACTCTGAATGAGCTGGTGACTGGCAGATTATTACCGAGATCCTCCGAACATACCAGCGTCATAGTGTCGCCATTCGCAGTTCGAGATACAACAGTCGGAGGCGTAGTGTCACTCGTCGCCATCCGAAATTGACACAGAACCCGAAAGAGCGCCGTTATTCACATCCATCGCGGCATACATCGCCGCCATCGGATCGTGGGTAAAGATGTTACCCACCATCTGATAAATGCCCTCGGTTATCCGTCCATCATCAATATCGGCAGTAACCGTGTGTCCCGCAATGGCAACCGTAACCGATCCGTCACTCGCTACATCCGCATGAAGGTCTGCACCTAAACTGATTGTAAGAGAATAAAGCGGGTCCAGATCCCCGCCTAACGGAATCTCAGTCAAGTAAACCGAAACCAGATCACCAGCAGAATCGCCTTTCATGAAGGCAGCTGGAATCTTGTCCACTCCTGCGGCGCCGATGTTATACCAGCCACGCTCCGATCCGACCTTAAAGAACCTCGCTGCTGGTAATGCGATTGAAGGTGTATCAGCCATTACAGAACCTTCTCATATACATATCCGTTGCTTGTCTGAAAATAGAAGTCTCCTATTTTACCTAAATCGTTGCTCGGAACACCTGGACCCGAATGCCATTCAGAACCAGGCTTTCCATCTAATCCATCTGTACCGGGCTGACCGTCAATTCCATTGTCAATATCAATCACCTGACTCCACGAGCCTGAAGCCTTCTGCCAGATCGAACCTGCTACAACTCCTGTACCCGTCCTGAAATACCAGTCACCATCACTACCGAGCGAATTCTTAGGCACTCCCGAACCCGTATACCACACGCCGCCTGCCTGACCATCTGCGCCTTTGAGATTTACCTGACCGACCCACTTTCCACTGATCTTGCTGAACACTTCAGCTGAAGTCGTATTGAGATAGTAATCGCCATCTTCACCTATCGAGTCGACAGGGTCTGCCGCACCGCTCAGCCACTTCTGCTGACCTATGAAAGGATTCAGGAATGTCTTTGTGAGATACCTTACAGTCGTCCTTCTGCCGTCTCCAGTTATTCCTGCAATCGCAATCTTATACTGGCCTTCAGGCGGCAGTTCATCATGCTGCAGCGGAGACGAGGACACAATTCCCTCGTGAAGCGGTTTCATCGCATCCCAATCATCATCAGTCTCACCCCAACGAAGCTGGTAGCCAGTCACCCTTTCTGACGGATGCAATGACCATGTAAAGATTCTCGTTCCATCTGCGCTGAATGTTACCGACAGCGAAGGCACAGGCTCCAGTCTGCTCAATCTCGTGTTCAGTCGGTCAATGGCGATTGGTGACCATCTGAGGTTTGCTGTGCGATGCGAATAGTAGTCATCCACCTCGTCTCTTGCAACAAACCGAATCCTGCGCTCACCAGACGGCTCCTTGCCAGTTACGCGAAGCTTTGCCAGATTGATATTCGTTCCAGTCGGAAATGCCATATAGCGATATGAAAGCGGATCGTCCTCCACACCATCAGGCGGACCTGAAAGACCGAACACCACATAATCCAAATCGTCATTCGATGTATAGGACTTGCTCACCACCTTGTCATTCAGATCCCAAATCCATATCGTTCCCCTCTCTGAAGATGATTCAGCAGGCGCTGTTCCTGAAAGATTGCTGCCCTGCCATTTCAGAAAACGACCGCCTCTTCCCTGACCTAACAAGCCGTGAGCAGCACCAATCACATCGCCTCTGGCAATCGACATCGCCTCTTCCAGATCCATCTCCCATACGATTGTCCTTATATGGTAGGCCTGAGCTGCAACAGCCCTGTTAATTTCCTTTGCCGCCTGCACTCCGCCAGTGATGCCTTCCAGACTCACCTCGACAGGCTTTGACGGATGCGTGACACCTGGAACAGTTCGCCTCAGCTCATTTGTCTCATAGTCTGAAGCCTTGTCTATGAAGGTGCCGATCATTTCATCAGCGAGATTCTCATTGTCGTAAGTCACATTGAGGGATCCCTTGATTATGTTGGCTGGATTGATAATGGCAGTCACCGGCACATTGGCATCTTCCCAAAGCACACCCCACTTGCCCGTCTGCTGGTCAATCGAACCCCAACCGCACTGGCATATCAGCGTGAGCATGGCATTGTGATCCCGACCGTCATTGATTACGAGATTGCATTCCAGGTCATTGTCATCGCAAAACTCATGCCACAGCTGGATTGAGTCCATATCTATCCGACTTTCAGACAGACCCATACCCGCTATCAGACGCTCGCCAGTTCTCCACCCGAGAAGATATTTCCGCAGTATCGCAGCTGGATTCGAAGTGTCTTTAGCAGCAGTCCAAACCTTATTCGTCCTGTCCCAGTCTGGTATCTTCTGACTCGCAACCGCATTGAATGACTGCACCTGCCCATACAGCTGCCCAGTTGCCTTAATCACCATCGCATAGGGATTTCGACCTGAAAAGTCTGCGGTCTGATTCTGGTATGCCTTGATATTGGCTACCGATGCAGCGAAAGTCAATCTGTCATCGTCTTCATCTACTGAGGTGCGAAGAACAACTCTTACATCATAAGCGCCTTTCGACACATCATAGGCATAAGTTCGTCTGACTGCATTTCTCGCCTCAGCTCCACTGGGTGTAGTCAAAGTCACGTCTCTTGACGTATAGCTTGTTGTTCCTGTCTTTCTCCATTGCAGGCGGAATTGCGTATCGCGGCCCTGAAGCTTTCCTCTATCGGTAGCCCGAAAATGCTGAGCCAGCAGATCGAAACCGATGCGCACAACATCACCAGAAGTTGTCTTGCTGATTGACGATACGTCTTCGCCCAGCTCTCCGCCTTCGATTGTGTCTACATTTCCAGCAACAAGATTCGGTCGCTTATAGCCTTTGGTAACCGAGTCGAACTCGTCAATGTCGGTCTCACCGATCTGTTCTTCAGACAGGGTGAGATTGCTGCCGATACCGAAGTCAAACAGCTGGTAAAGAAACTGATCGCCTGCACTGTCATATTCCGTATAGGATGCGGCGGCGTAATCAGGAAATACCCTGTGTTTACCAAGAATGAGTATGAGCGGTTCATAAGGCCGTGCGCTGTTGGCACCACCGCTGATTGAGAACTGGTCAGGCGCATCAGCTCTATCGCCGCTTCCACCGTAATTCAGCTTCGGCAGCCGAGGCGGAAACAGCGCATTGACGATCAGTATTCCTGCAAAACCGATACCTGCAGTAAGCGCATTGGTGAAAGCGGTTGATGCAGCTCTGCCCAATAGGCTCTGGGACAGTGATGGCGCAAACTTGGCGGCAAGAAAGGGAGCGGCGACGAGGACCGCAATCGAAGCGATGACAGCTAAAGGGTTCGATCCGCTATCATCACCGCCAGCTCCCATAGCTCTTAAGTAAACAATATCACCGGGCTTAAGGCTAATATCCGCATAATCTTCCCTCAGGACCTTGTTGCCATTCAGGCGGCAGGTATGAGGGTTATTCTCATCAACGAGGAATATCCTGACCACCGACAGCAGACTCATTCCGCTGGTGACTTTTGAAATCTTCTCACCCTGCTCCGTGAGAGGGTGCGGATTCCACTTAACAAGTGGCAATCGTCTTAAATCTGTAGTATCCATCGAGTTCTAACTGGAGGCAGTGCAGGCGAGTCGGAAGGATCGCACTCACCCCAATTCCCTGTAGATTATGAATAATATAAGTTCTGCCAGATACGCTGCCGACAAGGCCCAGATGAGAGCCCAGAACTCTGCGCGACCCAAGCACTCGTATAACCGCAACATCGAAATCCCGCTCTTTTCCCGGTTCCACCGGGTCAACAATATCCTCACCGAATTTCTTAACAGTTTCCGCATCTGTTCTTCTCCACACAACTTCTGAAGGCACCGGCACATCATAACAGCACTTCTCCTTTAAAGCCTGCCTGATGAAGTCTACGCAATCATATCCGTTTTTCTCATACGGCAAACCGATATATTCGTCCCACCATCTGACCATCAGAATAGCCCAGGTGACAATACTGAAGAATGACGAAGCAATACGCAGCGCCTGTCAAATGTCGGCTCCTCAGTCAATGTTACAACAACCTCGAGATTCGTCACCTCAGCTATGCCAACATTCATGGTGACTTCCCAGTCAATAGAACTTTCGGTCTCACCTGATGCAGGTGGTATCAGCCTATACACAGTCATCACAGCACCCCTTCCGCCATCCGAAAGATGCACCCACTTCATCAGCTCCTGACCTACATTGTCAATCCGAAGCCGTGCCTGACGTATCTGTCCTTCTCTTTCCTGAGGCAGTTCAGCCCTGAAAGCCAAAGGTATGTATTCATTTCCATCAACAGTATGCTTTACCGTATCGCCAACAACCCGTATCGGATCCTCAAGTGACGGATGACCGATAATCAGCGCATAGACCTGATCCCTGCCTGATAGTGATTTAGCCTGCTGTAAAGCTGCGAGGTCTGTCATCTGCCTACCGACCTCCTGAGCGATTGCGTAAGCGCTCCGTTTCTTCTGGCATCCCGAAGTATCACTGAGCGGATGTAGCCCTCTCCGTCAAATCGTTCTCCGTCATCAACCGCCTCAATATCGGAACTCGTCTGATTGATCAGATTGAAGCTGACCGAACCCCGTCTTGCGGCTCCTGCTGATGGCGGACTTCCAGCTATGCCACCTGAATGGTATTTGGGCAAAGTTTTCACCCAATCGGCAAGGTAATTGTAATTCGAATTCCAGAAGTTGCGCCTGTGTCTCGGATCGTCTGCTGTAATGACCTCCTCACCTCTTTGCAATATAGCGAACAGCTCTCCCTGTCTCAATCCCATTTTCGGAGACCGCCTGCCTGGAAGCGCACCTGCAATTCCACCGCTATGACCGACCTGGATCGGAGGCGGAGCGCCTGTCGATGTTGGCGCAAGACCCGGGAATGTTGACAAAATAGCGGATGCCAGACGGGCTGTAATCACAGTTCGGATAAGCGCCCGCACAAGATCAATCGCTATTGACTGCGCAAGTGACTTCACATTGAACTTTCCGTCCTCAAATACAGACACCAGCTCATTCTCAAGGCTATTCAAAGCGCCTGTGGTCACATCCTCTAACTTGTCACCGAACTTGCTGACTTCATTTGACAGCTGGGTTAGAGATCCCACTACGCCAGACTCCGCCAGACTGCGGGCTGACTGAGCGGCGGCATCGTAAGCGGATTGCTGATTTCTGATCTCGGCAGTGAGAAACTTGCTCTCATTAGCCTGCCGCTTGATTGTCTCTACATTTTGCCTCGATTCAGCAACCTGCCTGGCAATGGATTCCTTATTTCGATCGGTAGCCGAGGTAAGCATCTGCTCTAACTGAAGCAGTCGCGCCTTCTCATCAGCAAGATTCTCCGTGACTCTCGCCTGTTCGGTCAGGGCGTCATTCAGTCGGTCTGCAAACTCATTCTCAATTTCAAACTGCGCCTGAAGACCCGTGCCTTCCCTTATGCTGAATGTATCGACCTCAATCTCCTGCTGCCTGTTTCTCGCCTCTCGGTTAATCCTTTCCTGCGAGTCTGCAAGAGCCCGCTCAGCCACTCTTCTTTGCTGCTGGTAGTTCGGTATCTCGACCTGTGGCACTTCATTTGCAATACGGTTGATCTCAAGTATTCTTTGCCTTCTCGCCACGAGTTCAGCGATAACTTCCTCATCCGCTGTTGTCTGTGTCTGCAATGCAAATACATAAGCCTGCTGCGCCTCTACTGCATCAAGCGCCTGTCTTTCTGCATTCTCAAGTGATTCAACCTGTCTTTGACCGATTTCATACTCAACATCACCTGCGCGTATGCCCTCATCATTTAAGTTCCTTCTCGCTAACTGAAGTGAAAACCTTGTTTCAGCAAGTGTTGTCCTGTATGCGTCAAGCTGTCTTTGAGCGGATAGAACCTCTTCCTCAAGAGTCGTTTGAACCTCTCTAACCCTACGCTGTATATTCTGTCTTACTGGAGAAAGACCTTCAATTCCGATCTCGAAGTTTACCTGCTCAAGTCCCTGCCTATTGATGTCAGTCAGACCCTGCCTTAACTGGGCTAACCGATTCGGAATCTTGTCAAGTTCTATATTGATACGCTCATAAGCCTTGCTCATCACATCGCCTGCGCTATCAGCAGTAGCTCCAAGTTCCTTATTGAGGACAACATTGATCTGAAGAAGACCAGTAATTTCATCCATACTCGCCTTTACATCACTGAGTCTTCTGCCAAAAGTCGAGAGGTCAGTTTCAGGAAACATATCCCCTTCAATCGTGAATGCTTCTATGAATTCGTTTTGCGCCTTCAGGGTTTGCTCATACTCATGCCGCAATCGCTCAAGTTCTTCTTCAGCATTCCTTACTGCCAATCCTGCACCTGTCAATCCAGCTGCCGTTGCCTGCGCTTCAGTATTCACCTGGCGCAATGATTCTGCAATATCACTGCTTCTCTGCGACAACCGCCTGGACTCTTTCGTGAGCGCGCTATACAGAGCTGTAAGACCGATTACCGCACCGATCACAACACCCAGACCGCCACCGAAAAATCCGTATACGCCTCTAAGCGCACGAGTTATCCGAGCCCCTCTGTTTGTAAGCTGATTCAGATTATTCTGAGCTGCAGCCAGCTTCTCTCTTTGCTTCGCAGCGGTGCCTTCCTGTCTCGCAAGACGTTCAGTCGCAACAACCCTTGCAGTCTGCCCTTTCGCTATCTCCGCTTCACTGGATCGGATTCGCCTGTTGGCTTCGGTAACAGTTTTTCTGTTTTCTCGGATTGCTTCCCTTTCCTGAGCCAGCAGCACAGACCTGCCTTCTCTATACCGAATGTAGCTTGTCAGCTTTCTCCTGTTCTGCCGAAGTTCAGACTTTGTCGCATTATCCGTTTCTCTCGCAATGGCAGCGTCCAGCCTCGCAAGTCTCTTTTTCGCATTTGAGAGATCCCGATTCAGATTTCTGTTTCTGTCAACAAACTTCTTGCTCTGCGCGATGCGCTTATTCGATTCGTTAATATCCGCCCTGGATGTTGCGATGACAGACTTTTGCTCGTCATTGTTTGCAGCAATCACAGCCTTTGAATTTTCAATGCCCTCTTCAGTCCTATTGAGGTCAGCTTTGGCAGCTGCTACACTGGCAGTCGCCTGATCTCTTTGCGCTTTGGCAACCTCTCTTGCCTGAGCCACTCTCCTTCGGCTAAATCCTGTAATCACGGATGATGCAAAAGCGGCGGCGCCCGCAGCTGCGATCTCATAGTTTTCAGAAACTGCCAATACCGCTGGAGCCAAAACCGAACCGATAGCCCTGCCCTGTTCCGCAATTCTTTCTCTTACCACGCCCATTCTTCGATCAAACGCTTCTAATGACTGAGCCGCTTCATCGGTCAGGGCTGTTCCGTGTTCCCATTCCGCATTGACGATCTCAAGAGCCCGCCTCAGCTCTGGCAGCTGTTTTACCGCCGTCTGCAATGACTGCTGAACGCGCACTGGAGGCGTAATTCCGCCAAACAGTGTGGTGAGAATGTTGTTCTGGTTTCCGGGTCCTGCTCTTTGCAATGCTTCAAGCAGTGCGATAAACGAATTGATGTCACCTGCCGCCAGTTTTGCAATCAGTGCATCGAGGTTGTCACCAACCGCCTGAAGTCCTGATGCGCCCTCAGTGCCGATGTCCTGAAAGATTACAGCCAGCTTCTCAATATCGCCTCTTGCCGCCTGAGTAGCCGCTATCTGCAAGGTGGAAAAAGCCCGCTGAATGGCGGTGGAAAAGGTCTCATTCTGGATTCCGATCTGCTGGGCAACTGCCGATATGGCGAGCTGCTCTCTCGCTAACAGACTCGTATTCTGTGTTGCCTGAACAAGCCTCTTGTTGTATTCAAGCAGACCCGCTTCACCGCCTCTGAACTGATTTCCAAGTGCAGTGATGACGTTGCCCAAACGCTGTGCGTCATCTGAACTGGCTTCTGTGCCCTTGACGATGATTGCGAAAGCGTCTGCCGCTTCCTTGCCGACAAGATCGGTTGTCTGCCCCATCGTAGCGATGACTTCGGTAAGCGACAGGATGTTGTCAACACCCGTGATATTCGCCTGACCAAGCACGGTGGCGATGTCGGTCAGCTCCTTTGTAGCGATACCCAGCGCACGACCAGAGATCGAAGCCTGAGTATTCATGAACTCGAGACCGCGACCCAGACGCTCCACCTCAGGACGAGTCAGATTCGCTGTTTTCTGAACATTGATTAAGCCTCTCTCCCATTGGGAGTAGGCCGCAACCGATCCGCCCAGAGCAAGTCGGACAGCATTGACACCTGCTGCATAGGCGGCGGTTGCGATAAGAGATGATGTGAGGGATCCAGTGAACCGATCCAGAGTTCTCTGCATCCCCAATACTGTTCCTGAAAGTCGGTTTGTAGCCGCTACAGCGCGATTGATGCCCCGATCCATCTGCGCAGCATCAACAGATACTGTGATGTGGGCAGAGCCGACTTCAACTGATGCTGCCATCTACCTTCGCTCCAAAGCCGCTGAAAGATCGTCTTCTATATCCTGCTGTGTGGACTCAAAGGGATCTGTCTTTTGCGAAAAATCATCTTCTTTCAGCCAGAAAAACCAACTGCTTATTTCAGACTTTCCGCATACAAATGACTCGATAAGATGCCCAATGCGCGCCAGAAGAATATGACTTGTAGTGTCACCCGTTACGAACCCATCAGATAGCTTTCTGCGCCACAGCTCCAGCTCAAGACGGTTTTCGAGTATTGAAGTGACAGGCATTCCAGTAGCCTGGGCAGCTATGAATGGGACTCCCCCAGGCCGCCAGTCGCCTCATCAATTGCATCCTTCTCATCAGTTTCATCAATGTTGGCATCGAAACCGCAAAGACGAAGACATTCAGTCACCAGCTCTGGCAGTCCTTCAACAGGATTTTCAGAATCTCTCGAGGCGCTGATCAGAACCTGCCAGTCCTCTTCTGTCATGTCATCCTGACCCGTTACGCACAAGGTCATGGCTTTGGCACAGATTTCGTCCCAGAAGACTACCATCTGCCCCTGATTCTCGGTGTCCAGATCGGCACCTTTCATAACAAGCTTGGATCGCTCGATAGCTGGCGGGAGCCGCAGTGAGACCGGCTCCCCTCCAACCTGGATAGTCTTTACAGAGTCTACGATAGACTTCAGGCTTCCCATGATGTTAACGATATGGAGTGGGAAAAAGACTACGAAAGATCAATGCGTCCTTCGACTCGGACGCGAGGCAGCGCAACACTCGGAGTCAGCGAAATGTTGCCCGCTACATTGCTCGCATTTTGAAAATCACCTGCATCGAACTGATTAACCGTGCAAAGAATGTCGGTATATGTTCGACCGGGATTCCGAACCTGAAGCATGATCCCATTTGAAGAAGTTGTTGCCTTGTCTGCCGAAAAGCCGGGCGCAACGATAATTTCAGAACCATCGTCCTCGACTTCCTGACACACCTGCCAGTTGAGGTCATTCGCACCTGACACGGCATCGTCATAGTCAACAACACTGTCCTTGTCCAGAGCGGCAGGTGACGAAGCTGGCGCACCTAACAGAATAAGACAGCCAGCCCGAACAGAAGACTTGACGTCATCCCTGTTTGCAGATGGAACAATGATTTTTGATTTGTCTTCGGAAACATCGACAACATCAACTGAACCGCCTTTGGCAATGAGAATATCTTTCACCTTTGTCGCAAGTCGAATGATGTTGACCTGGATGTCTTCACCATTCAGCGACCTCTCTTCAAGAAACAGATGAGTGGCATGAACGCCCAAAGCGCCGATTGCACCGGTGATCGTGCCGACACCCTTGAATGCGGCAGCACCGACAGTTCCGTCCATCAGGGCGGTTTCGTTTGTAGTGCCCGCTTCAGCAGGCAGCGTAAATGATCCGAGCCCAGGGACCCGTCTATATGTCTGGAACCATGCACCAGACTTCGCATTCGGGTCTCTGACCTGAAGCAAAGCACCGTTTACGGTGATTCCAAGTGGCGATCGATTTTGTGCCATTTTTCAATACCTCGAAATATTTTTTTCGCTGTCGGCGGCGATTATACACAAATAAATGAAATTATCTCAAACCTCGTCTTGCGCCAAATCCCCTCAGCGATACCAGTCTTGCATAGCCTGACTGCGAGAAAGACGCGGCACTTTGCGCTCGGATGAATCGGGTAGACGATTTTTTAGCAAGTCGTTTGATGAATCGGTTTGCGACAATCGAAAACCTTTGCTTTACACTGGCATTGAACTCATGCCTTTGCTGAGCCTCTGTCGACCGAAGAGCCAGGCGAAGATACGGATGCGGACGGGCTGGATAGGGTCCAAGATGTCCAGCTTCAACAAGATGCGCCTGTCTGGCTGTAGGCTCTCTGCCACCTGAGAGAACGCCTCCAGCATAGACACCAGACCGACCCCGCTTGAACTTCTTGCCACCATACCTGGCAGCGATCCGTGCGCTGTGGATTGTCTTTCGAAGAGAGCCTGAACGATCCCTGAACCCGTATCCAGGCCGCTTGGCGGTTTTCCTGACCACAGCAGCTGACCGACCAAGCGCCGGGCCGAAAAGCTCAGCCCTGAATGAAGGACCGAAAGCCCTGAACGCAGCATTGAAGTCGTCCTGTGTAATGCCAATCTCAATCGCCAGCATTATCGTCACCATCAGGCATGAAAATCTCCGAGGCAATGCCTGATATTACAATCGCTCCGCTGTTGGCGGTGCTGTTGAAATTGTTCACCCTGGTGACTATCGAACTCTCGATCTGTTCCAGCGATTCCTTGCACAGCTGCCTTGTATCGAAAGCACCCTTGATTTCAATTATCATCGAACATCGGTGCGGCACACCAGTTTCTTTTATCTCCTGATCAATCATTGCACTATCTCCGTATGAAACTCAACAAAATCTGACGTCATGCCCCACTGAAGACCACCCCTCAGCACTGGAACACCCAAACATATATGCTCGGCATTATTCCACTCAATCCTGTAATCAGGATAAGCCAGATCAATAAAAGCGTAATGCCTCACAGTGAACACACCGACAATCCTGTGAATCGAACCCTGCTCTGTCGTCTCCATTGTCGGTATTCTCTGCCTGTAGCCAGCCCACAGAACCGTCCTGTATCCCTCTTGTGCAGGATAGTCTCCAGGCTTTCCGATCAACTCGCCATTGAAGTCATAGCGAAACTGAGGCGCCAGATCGGGTCTTTGTATAACAATGCGCCGATTCATGCTCGGAACAATGAATTGTCCTTGAGGCGCAGGCATGGCTAATCTACAAACAGTGTGCCCGGAACAGATACAGTGACATTGTGAGACCGTATGCCCGCATCCGCAAGATCATCTACAGGCTCATCGTATCTCGCATTCGTCTCAATCAGCCCGCCGTTTCTCGCCAGCTCCTCTAAAAAGCGATCGCACATGGCACTTGCAGCTCTCGGGTTGTCGGCAAAGAACTCGATATGAATCAGATGTATCGCTGATGTTCCAAGCGGGTCCGCATCGCCATCAATGTATCGAAAACCCTCCACCGACCACAAGGCAGTGCCGGCGCTCAGCCGAACACCAGACCTGTCCACCCGCCTGTACTCAGTCACCCCATCACTGCGGCTTACACTGATACGATCATCGAAAGATCCCTGCCTGGCATCAGAACCAGAGTTCTTCAGAACAATCGGTATGTATTCCGTGGGTCTCATCCTAAGTAATCGTTATCCAGCCCATACAAAGCAACAATCTTCGCTGTATTGATAAAATTCTTTGCTTGGTCAAGACACCATTTCTCATAAGTAGAAATATCTCTGTTACCACACATTGCAGAATAATTATCTTCGATAGTCGACATTGCAATCGCACAGGCAACATTCACTTCATCCACATCTGAATCGTCAATTCCATCAAAATCAATTCCAGACATCTTTGCAACTTCAGAACCCTCATGCAGACGAAGAGTAAACGCATATTTGTCATCAAAATATATTTTAGATTCAATCACCATCGCCAGAACCCTCTTCAAAGTATCGGCACAACACATCGAACATTATGCCATTTTTAACCATCGGATAGGTAAACCGAAATACAGTCCAGCCCAACATCTGAGCCTCATTGTATTTCTCACAATCGCCTTCGTATCCCGCAGGACGCTGATGACGACCCCAATTCGCACCGTATCCAAGTCCCTCAATCTCGACAAGACACTGCCTATGCTGAACCCTTACCATGTAGTCAGCTCGCCACTTTCTTTCAGGATGAAAACGATACTCAGTTTCATATACCAGATCCTTCTGTATCCACTTCATGCTCTCCAGAACACCCTTCGGATCAGTCATCACATTATCCTGTCAAGAAAATTTCTAATCCACTTCGCTTTGCTTCCTGAAAATACAAACTTTGTAAATTCAATCAGCAGCGCAAGCGAAATGATCAGCACCCCGACCAGCACCATAAACACGACCACAATCAGAACAATCTCGGTCAGACCATACAAAATCGAACTCAAATCCATATCAATCTCTCCATCGTAAAAAAACATCATGCTGCAAATATACCACACATTTTCGGTTTGTCAACAATAATAACAAACTTTTTTACATCTCTATATATCTGATCCTTAATACGGATAACCGCACGTGTGTGCGTACGTACGCGCGCATGCGTAGTATCTATATATATATATATGGGGGGTGGGGATGCCATCGGAGGGAGGAGAAGTGGCGCAAGGATTCCCTTCCAATATTTTATATCGGTTGAGAATCCAGCATTTCCCGTTTCTGGGCTGCCACCGTCGGTCGTCGCTTCAGGCGATCTGAACATGAACTGAACACTTCAGATTTGGGGCTCCTTCACACGGCAGTTACAGTTTCCGTGTTCCGCTTAACAGTCCCGACTTAGATCTTGTTTTGATACTTTGCGGAAATCCCCCTGGTAGTATCACTCAATAACCCATGCCCCAGGTGCCATACTCACTATCTTGACTGCTGACAGGTGACATCTCAATGATGCCTAACCCACAAAACATTGCTTCGCAGTGGTGAGCCTTACGCGTCCAGCATGGATTGCGTTTTGCTGGAAATACATTAAAACACCGAATTTCAACCTGTCAAGGCTTTTTTTCACTTTTTTTTGCTCCACCGCAAAACAGCCAAATCCACGCGCCGCAAACAGCTTTTACTTGCAGATCACTTACAGATACATCCATACAGAATCAATTACTTGCAATACATCGC